AACTTTCTTGTTATTAGAGTCCAAAGACATGAGGTTGTCTTTAAGATTCCCAACAGCAGTATCTTTACGCTTCTTTTCCTCGGCAGCTTCTTTGGCTCTGCGCTTCTCATCATCGGAGAACCTTTTTTCTTGAGCTTTAGTTACAACTTGGAAAGCAGCGGCTTCCGCATCAGCAAGGTCTTCAGCGGCCTTTATGTCTTCTTCACGCTTCTTTCTTGCCTCGTCCCTAGCCTCTTCGACCGCGTTTAGTGTTTCAAGCTGACTCAATAACTGTAATTGATAACGCTCTTCAGCCGTTATAACACCATCAAGTTGGGCTTCATACGCAGCGGCAGCCAATTCGTTCATGCCATAAGTGGCAACTTGAAGCTCTAGCGCCTTATTGGCTTCAACTAATGATTGATCGACGCCTGACAAGGCTGTTTGGACTCTTTCTAACTCCGTCTCAACCAATCCAAGCTGTATTTTATAGTTATCAACAGCTTCCTCGGCTCGCTCAAATGCGATGGCGTTTTGATTTACTCCACCACGAGTCTTGGTAACGGACTTTTGGGTTTGACGCTCCTCGGCTTTTTCAAGGTTTTCTCTTGCCTGTGTTACAGCGTCAAGAAGCTCCTTCTCTCGCTCAAGCAAAACCTGCTTTGCAACTTCTCTCTGAGCACCACTAAGCTCGTGAAGCGAAGCGGTGCTTTCTCTTGCGCTCTTCTCCAACTCTTCAATTAGATCATTTGATTGAGTCAGAGATTTAACTAAAGGCCCAGCGATTGCGGCTCCAACGGCAAGAATACCGCCAAGCATCGCTCCCTTGGGGCCGAAGAGAGAGGCAACCTGAGAACCCTGCTGACCAAAGACGATCATCGCGTCAGTGCCCATTTGAAGCTGTACAGCAACGTCCTGAACCTGATGTCCTAACTGACCAGCGCCACCGCGCATCAGACGCATTGTACCGTTAAGGTCTTTACCAGCCTTAGCCGTATCGCGCATCTTGGTGTTTATGCGATCAAGCGGCTTGCTTATCTGGTCTTTGACGGTTGCCCGTACCTGAATTTCAGCGCCTGTTGCCATCCACCATCTCCTGCTTTACACGGTAGTATGTGAACCAGTGGTTAAACTCGTTCTCCGTCATATCCAACACAACTGAGAGCGGCTGACCAAGGCGACTAGCTAGTTCAAACATTAAGAACAGATCAGTCGGCTCCCCTTGGTCATCAATCAGTTTTTTTCACGTTCCTCTTCGTCATCGCCCACAATCCCTAAAGCGAAATTGCCAAGACGAACAATGATGTCAGGGTCAACATTCTTTTTGAGCTTAACCTTGTCTTCTAACGTGAATACTGCCTCTCCCTGTTCATCAGTTAAGGCGAATATGCAGGCATAAACCAAGTAGTCCCAAGTATCCCCATCAGCACGTTTCGCTAGGCGAGACTTGCCATCAAGGGTTAGGTTTTTGGTGTATACCGTTGTGTCCCATTCGGGAACATCCATACTTCTTATTTCGCGGCTACTAAAATGAGCAACCGCTTTATCTATTAGTCCTGCCATTAAACGGTACTCGTTGTTATAGCGCCTGTAGCTTGAGCAGTGATAGAAGCCTCAACCATTCCATCAAAAGATGTGTTGATTGAGAATCCTGTTACGATTGCTGGAACACTGTATTTCGTGTCACCAGAGTCATCGCCCTCTGGGTATAGATCAAGCGTTACTTCTGATCTAACACCCAAAGCAACCTGTCCGGTTGTATCCGTTTCGTCCCAGTACACTTCAAGAGAAATGTCTGCTGAAGATAGCGTGGGCTTAAATGTTCGAGCGGTATCGCCCATCGTCGTATCTTCAACCGTATCAGCAGTTTGATTTAGGGTAAAAGAACGGACTTCTGCAACTTGATTTGCACCGATCTTAACTACCCCATCATTACCGGTATGCGTAGCCATGTGTTAATCCTCCTCGGATTTATCAGTTTCTTCCGCTTCTGCGGAGGTTTCATCAATAGCAGCGTCCGTCCGAACCCAGCCCTTTGATTCTAGGTATTCAACTCGGTCTAAAGAGACACGAATGATTGAACCGTTATATTCCATTTCGACCATGTTAAACCGCCGTTGTTGGATCGTTTTCTTTAGTTGCGTAATCAACAAGAATACGCAGTGTCGCTCTTGCCACGGGCTGATCTCCGTCACCAGAGAACTCAGCATCCATAGCTGTAATCTTTGTGTCTTTCGCGTACCCACCTCTCGTCAGGTCGGTATACAAGGCTACTTCAATCTCAGAACAGATCGTGTCTAATGAATCGTCATAGTTCGCATTGCCACGAACATACGCCTCTACAGTCACCGACAAGGTGCGAATCTGCGTTCTGGGCAAGCCGACAGTGTTGTACTCAGTGGTTTCATCTGTCGTGTACAAGGCCAGACCAGGCAGGTTGTCAGCCGCTATCGGATAAACTCGACTAGCGAAGACTCGAGACCCAGTGGTTGTTAAACCAGTGAGGGTGGTCTCTATGTTTTCCCTGATTAACTGCCGTACATGCGCCATCAGTTTTTGCTCACCATAAGCTCTGTCATCCCAGTGCCATCAGCCATCACAATGTTGACTGTGTAGGTACTGCCCTCATAAGCGACCGTATCGCCCTCTGCTGCCGCTGATATGTCGGCTGTCCTCATAAGTAAACGGGGGCGGCTGACTGCAAATGCAACCGTTCCACCCGCTTGGACGCCTTCGTAATCGTTATCAACGATAGCCTTATATGTGACCGCAGAACCGCCTTGGAGCGTGTATGACACGTCTATTCCAAAGTCAGTCAGCATTAACAGCCTGTCATCCGCAGTCTCTACAGCCATTAGTCAGCCTTCTTACGGGTTCTTCTTCGAGGCTTGTCTTCACCTAAACCAATAGATCGGTCTTCCGTCTTCTCAGGCTCGGCATACGGAACAATCCGCTCAATGCCCATCAAGCCTTTAACGTCAGCCTCATCAAAATCTTTGCCGCTCTCAACAATGTCGCCAACATTCCATGTGGAACCTTTGATGACACATCGCTTCATTACTTGATACTTCATTCAACCTCCAAAGGAAGACCCCCCACCCGAAGGTGAGGGGCTTCGTCAGCTTTACGCTCCGTCGTTACCGAATGCGAAGCTCACTGCGTGACGTACTGCTACGTCTACAGATTGCAATGCAACGACTCGGACAGTGCCGCTGGTGCTGTTGCTGTATGGGTCAACAACGATGTCCAATCCACCGAACATGCCGATGAGTAGGTCACTGAAGTTACCGAAGTACAGGTTCCCAGCAGTAGCTTGGTTAGACACGATGCCTTGATAACCATTGATGGTGCCGCCTGGCTCTACTACGAATTGAGCAGTGTTGGTGGCCTTCTCAGTGGTCTTCAACGCGCCGTACATGCTTGCAGGCAAGATGTAAGACAGGTTGCCCATCAGAGCGTTGTCTTCTGCTACAGCGGTTTCCAGCGTAACAACTTCAGCAAACGTTGGGTTTGCAGCAGCGAAGTTGGTCACTTGGTTAACGCCAGTAGTGTTCAAGATGCCTTCTGGATTGCCTGAAGAGCCAGAGCCTTCCAAGCCAGCCTTGTCAATCGCAGTAGCGATGGATTGAGCCAGATCGTCACGGATCAGAGCCTCAACGTCCAAAGAGCTTTGGATCAGCAACTGACGAGTAACGTCGGTGAACGCACCCAGAGTCTTGGGAGCCATGCTCACGTTGCCGATGGTCATTTCAGACTCGGCAGCAGCCGTACCCTCACTCGCTACGAAAGCAGCGGTAGAGGCAGCAGTCTTCTTGGGGATCTTAACGTCGCCAGACAGACCACCCAGCATACGAGCACCGGCCTGCATTACGCTTGAAGCGTTACGCAGAGCGTCGATGAACTCCTCGCCCTTGAAGTCTTCAGCAATCAAATCGCCATCAGAGCCAGCAGACATATCACGCTTCCAGTTCCGCAGAACTTCAGCAGGCAACATAATGCCTTGAGCGGTTACACCGTACTGTTGAGCAGCAGCGCGTGAGGCTTCAAACTCAAACGCAGCAGCTTCTTGAGCGCGACGGTCAGTTGGGTTAGCTAGAGCGTGGATTGCCCGCATCATACTAAACTTTCCAACTTCCTTACGGCTCAGACCAATCTCTTGATCTTCTACAGCGCCGATGCTGCCGATTTCTTCAAGCAGTTGGCCACGGAACTCTTCGATGCTTACGCCTTCAGAGATAGCACGCTGGGCCATTTCAGACTTGTTATGACGAGAGCCAAGCTCAACGATCTGAGCGGCATTCTTTTGAGCGGCTTGACGGGCTTGTGCCTCAACCGCTTGTACATCAACTTCTGACATAATTTGCTCCTTTGCATTGTCAGTTACGATCACTGGTTGTTGCGAAGGCTCGCTAGACCGCCCCACGCCGACTGTCACGTCAGCAGGGATTGAGACTAAACTCGCTTCGTGGATACGGAACTTCTTGACCACATATGTGTCCTTGTCCTTCCGCTCCATTTTTTGCACCGAATAACCAATGCTTACATTAGCCTTGATACCATCGGTAACATCATCAAAAGCCTCTCTAGCAAGTGCGCCTTTTCCAAAACGCACCGTCGCTCGGAGTCGCCGAGCCGAGCCATCGAGGCTTACAGATTCAATAATTCCCACCTGCTTCTCTGGGTCGTGATCCAGTAAGAGGGGGGCGCGTCCAGACTTCAGGAATGACAAGTCAATCGCCTCGTCTGAATGCTCTAATACTTCCATGCCGAATGAACGCATGACCGGCTCTTCGCTTGATATGGCCATGCGAACCGTTCGCTTGTCCTCATCAACAGGGGCCATCTCCATAGCCATTGCGCGAGTCATGTTCGATTCTTCAGACCTATCGTCGTAGGAATTCTCTTCGACCACTTCTTCCACCTCTTCAGCAACCTCTTCAGCAGCTTCTTCAGGCTCTTCGATTTCCGCCTTGGCGTACTCTACGATGTATGAATCATCGGTCTCTTCTACGTTTTTTATGTGACGCTCTGAGTCCATAGTAATTTCTTCGCTTTCGTCTATAAGTGGTTGATTTTCCATGGTTTTGTCCATCGTGTCACTCCATTTATTGTCACAGTCTGAATCAAAACCTCTGTCATCAGAACTTAGTGGATGGCCTTTGGGTAGAAGGTCTGTGTCATGTTTGCCGCTACGGAACTTGCCGTTCCTAAGAACGTACAAAAATGAATTTACGCGAGCATACGCCCACTGCTCAGGACTCTTTACTGTCGGTCGAACAGATCCTGGATTCGTCTTATACGCTCCAACACCTCGTCTAAACACCGCAGATAAAGTGCGTAGATTCGTGCGCTTAGATTCAGCATCGCCCACCTCCTCGTTGTGATCTTTAACCTTAGCTTGCAGCCCCTTCTTTACAGAGCCAGAAAGCTCCGCTCGATCCTCCTCATCATCAGCAGCCTCAACTTGTCTCTTGACCCGCTTGGCTACTGCAAACCCAGCATCACCGCCCCATAAAGCCCAAGCGATCCGACCCGCTGATGGATAGCCCTCTTCCCCCGGACGGAAGCCCTCGGCCTCCTTATCTACTTCGTGACGCGAGAAGAACGAAAACATGCGCTTAAAGGTGCTGATAGACAGCTCTTTACGGTTTGATATATCTCGTGCTCTAGCAACCCCAACAAGGGTTCCGCCACGCCCATGCTCTTTGCGCCACTCAAGGCCGCGATTGGCTTCTTCAACCATAGCCTCAGTAGGCTTAGTGTTTATCTCTCTGCCCTTATAAGTCGCCATCAGGCTCCCCCGCTATATCAGCCTCCACAGGCAAAATCTGAGCTGCATACGGCTCTAATGCGTACTGAACGCCAAATTGCTCCATGAGAGCCTTGTCGCGCTGAATCTGAGCAAGCAGTTCTTCAGTATCTTTGCCGTAATTGCTCGCAACGTCCTGCAAGCTCAAGATGCCGTTCTTCAGCCCTAGAACTGCGGCAGTCATCTCTTTCTGAGGGTCTACCCAACTCCAAGCCCTGCCACGGAACTCGCTCTTGCTGGCAAACCGGTC